CTAGCAATGACGCAGGATTCCCCTAAAGGAACTACCTAGAACAAACCCTCAATGATACTGAGAAATAGAGTAAATGATTCCAGACAGCATTCGGGGATATACTTACTAAACCTGCTCATTAAGGAACATTTTATTTGTCTACTCAGGGGACCAGAGACTTTTTGGATTAGGTCTACTAGAACCCTTGTATAGTCAAATAGCACAGTTACGACATGGAGTGCCATTTGCCGAGCTGGGATTGGATAGACTTAATAATCTTCCTTATTATGTGCTGTTTCTGGGAAAGACTTTCTCTATATAAGATAATTCTGGGATTGAGATTGATTACTTCAGCTGTATATAAGTGGAGAGTATATGTCAGTCGTAAGCTGTGTATTTGAGATGTATCAATGTGCGTTTAGTAGTGTACCTGGAGACATTGGTTTTATTCTAAGCTCGGAAAGATAACCGTAGATTGACAAGCTTCAGACATGAGACACTTCCTAATAGGAGCCAAAAAAGATAACCACCTTAGGAGTGAGTTTGCCGGGTACGTGCCTGAAGACGATTTAAACCTGTAGTCTTCAGAGAGGCCATGGAATATTCGATAGAACCCGGTATCTGTTTTGCCCCTTGACAAAGAGTGTTAGAAAGGAGATGAACAAGAATACTATTTCACCAAGAAACCTAGTGTAATTTAGAACTTCAACTGTGCGTAAATGTCAGCTAATTAGGCGTTTAATGATATGTTGTTGGGGTAGCTCAATGCTTGTTTGGCCTTGTAGACCGAACTGGATATGTAGCCTAGAACCGCTGTAGTCACTAATTCTGGATACAAGATTTAGAGTAGTATGGGAGATATTGTTTCTTATGAATTTGATTCCAAGAGTTTTGCTAATGGTTACTATGCATTTGTTGGTAGGCATAATTCTAACTCTTTGACTCCCGATGCGAGGGCTGTGGCAAACTTGAAAGCATTATCGAAGAGCTTCTTTCAATAAATGACCTCTCAATTAGTTTGAGAGAGTGTGGAGCCCATTCCAGTGCTGGATTGGTTGTAATCTAAGTAAACTTGGACGCCTTAGAAGAAAAATAGGTATTATGATCAGATCTAGAAACAACTCAGACGGCAAACAGTTGATAACTTAACTCCACACTTTGTAACTATGGTGAAAGCTGGAGAGGTTTATTAGAAACTCGGTGATAAATCGGTTGATGAAGTCAGTGAGAGACCAAGGAATATCTTTAATCCCTCAGATGAGGGATGTGGGCTTCTGACCTATATCCAGCAGTATATCTTCAAAGATTTTAAAAAATTGAGAGGGAACACTGTTACTTTTCCTGAGTTTTGTCATGGGTTAGATTCGGATGGTTTGAAGAATCGAGTCTAGAATTTGTTAGGAGATAGCCCTGCTGATTATTAATCTATATCCATGGATGGATCTGCTTTTGATAGCAATTAACACGCCCTCTTGTAAGAAGCTGTTGACTTCCAGTTTTGGTAAGAATATAGACCCAGATTGATTCAGATCATTGCTTAGGTTTAGAAGCTGTACCCATCGAGGGTCACTGATTAGGTTAAGCTGGCAGACATTATTATTAAAGCTGCTTGTAACAATAGATTTGATGTCTTTGTACCAACTCCCGGAACTGATAGTGTCCATAGTATACCTAAGAAATTCAAATTGAAAGGGGATGAATATGCCTGGTTTAAAATGCAAGGCACTACTTTTTCAGGGCACCCTACTTTGACTACTCTAGGGAACACGTTGTGATCAATCATGTACGTGAAGTATGCTTAGCAATGTTTAGCTATCAATGTTCCTTGTTTAGCAGCTGGAGATGATGTAGTGTGTTGGGTTAAACCGACTGTAGTTGATTCTTTCATCAATGTTATGAAGAATATATCAACGGACTCCAAAGACTACCCCGGCAGTTGGGGCCTCGGGCAAGTTATAAAGGATTTCTCAGTTAGGGATTGGTGGGATATAGATTTCTGTTCAAAGAAGGCGTACCATGTGGGAGATAAGTGAAGCTATGAGGGTTACTACTTGTTGAGGGATGCTTCTAAATTGGTTTTTTAAAAACAATTCTATAAAGGATCTTTCACTCCATTCAAGAAACACCCCGGGTTGCACGTTCAAGCTTTAGCTGACAGTGCAAAGAAGGAATTACCTTTACCAAGCTTGGAATTTTTACTGGATGTACGGAAATTTAAATATCCATCACCTGAATTAAGTGCGCAGCAGCGAGAGTGGCTCGTTTAAAAACTGCGAGTTTCAAATAGCTTTTGGG